ACCGGTCATGCGCGCCATCGAAAGGTTCCCGTTCGGCAACGGGAGAATGCGAGCACCCAGCTTACGAACTACCGTTTGTGGGCGCAGCAGCTCGATCACTTCAGAATGCAGATTCTCGGGGATCAGGGCACCACCGGAGCCGGCTGCGGTGCTGATGGCCATGGCCACCTGCTGGTCGCCGATCTCTTTGGCGGCGAACTTCTCGGCCAGCTGCAGGTCACCTTTGCCGGCGGCCACCGCCATCGCCATACGGGCGAAGCCGGCACCGGGGTACTGCTTGGCTTCCTGTTTGACATGGATGGCGGGGGGAGCCTGGGAACCATTGGCATTGACCGGTACAGCCTGTTGCGCCATCAGGCGCTCGGTGCTCTCTTGGCGAGCGATGGCCGCGCTGATCTGGTTGGCTTGCGCTTCTAGGTCAGCAAACTGGGCCAACTGCTCGGCGCTCAGCGTGGTGCCGCTGGCTTCCAGATCGGCCAGCGCTTTGATCTGGGCGACGATTTCGCCACGCTCGCGGCGGAGGGTTTCGATAGTTTTCATCGAGAGGGTTCCTTTGGAAATAAAAAAAGCCCCTAGAGGGGCTGATTGGAATTACTCCGCCGCAGGGCTAGAGCTGGTTCTGTAACTCGATGGCACGGGCCCGCAGGCCGATGCTTTGTGCCGGTTTACCTGACTTGGCGACACTCGCGGCCAAGCCGTTGAGGTAGTCCTGAGGGTTGGCCAGTTCATCGGCCAGTCCATTGGCAACAGCCTCTGGCCCACTGTATAGGGCAGCCTCAGTGGCTTTCACCTGCTCAATGGGCAAGCCCCGATAGCGGGCAACTGAGCTGGCAAACAACTCGTAGGCCTGATCCATGCGGTGGTCGATGGCAGACATAGCCCCATCGCTGAGCGGTTCATGAGGAGTGCCGTCTTTTTTGCGGTCGCCGCGGTAGAAGGTGGTGAACTTGAGTCCCACCTCTTCCTCCCACTTGCTCACCTCCATGTGCTCCATGATGACGCCGATGGAGCCGCAGCCTCCGGTTTCACTGACCACTACCTTGCTGCAGGCGGAGGCAATGAAATAGGCAGCCGAGTAGGCGGAGAAGTTGACCAGGGCAGTGATGGGTTTAATGGAGCGCTTGCTGAAGATGTACTCGGCCAGCTCCTTGCAACCGACCGCCATGCCGCCGCCGGAGTTAATGTCGAGCACTATCTCCTTGACCCGCTCATCAGCCAACGCCGTGGCAATCTGCGCCCGCGCCCACTCGTAGCTGGTCAGCTCTGTGCAGGCGCTATCGATTTGGCCGCGCCGCGCGACCAGAATGCCGTGCAGCGGGATCACCGCCAGCCCTTCGATGCGGTACTTGGATTCGCCCCGCGCCTCGAGCGGTTTGGGTTCCAGCACATCCGGCAGGTCATCGGCTGCCATCACCTCGATCTGATGGCCCAGCATGCGCGGCATCAGCAGGCTCTTGACCCCTGCCAGCACCTCCTGGGTGACATAGAGCGGCACCCCGAACGCCTGACTGGCAAGGTGTGGGTAGTTGATCATCAACTTCGGCATAGGATGGCCTCAATCTCTTTGACTTGTTCGACGGTAGCCTGGGTGATGCCTTTTGGCAGTGTTCCGGTACCAACCATGTTGAGCGGGGTCAGATAGATATCCCCTCCCGCTACCGGCGAGAGGTTTTCCAAGCGACGGATATCGTTAACGCAGAGCCAACCCCACTGGCGACCGAGGGCATAGGACTCGTAGCGCGACTTCTGATCCGCACGCAACAGGCCAGATACATTGAACTCGATGTAGAGATCTTTACGCTCAGATGGCAGCAGCAGGTCACGCATCATTGCGCCTTCAATCCGCTTGATCCACGCCAGTAGCGTGTAGATAACGAACTGAAGCCCCTGATGCTCAATGTTGTTGTTGGTCGCGCGCTCCAACTCTCCGACCATGTGAGGAGGGATCTTGTAGAGCCGACAGATCTCGATGACGCCGAATTTGCGTGACTCAAGCAGCTGCGCCTGTTCGTTATTCATGGCCATCTGCTTGTACTGCATCCCCTCTTGCAGCAGTGCTACAGAGAAGGCATTGCGCGCCCCGGAATGACGCTCAACAAACTTGTTCAGGAACGCATCAAGCTTGGCCTGAGTATCAAACTTGGCACCGTCCTTGGGGCTTTCAATCACGCCTGAGAGAGTGGTGCCGTTGGCAAACACAGACCCGGCATGGTCATCAACGGCCATGGCGAGACCTATGGTGTCTGGATTGGTCTGGATCGGAGACAACCCCAGATACCCATCCAAGCTGAACGCTTTGACATGATGCACCATGCGCATCGGCAGGATCTGGTTGCTGCCGTCCAGCAACTGATAGTACGGCAGAGCATCTGGCCCCTTAAGCACCCGAATTTTGTCAGGGTTCACCGGGATCAGTTCGGTGATGAAGCCTTTGCCATCCCGGTCGATCAGGCTGTAGCTATTGCCACGTAGGCCAAGGTGGCCCATGCGCTGTTCATTGAACTCGAAGGCTGTGTCTTTCTGGTTGGGCTGGTTGTGGATGATGTCGTAAAGGGAGTGGTCCGTTGCCCGCTCCCGCTTATCGCCATCACGGCGGTAGAGCTCACAGGGCAGCTGGGCCACGGACTCTGCCAGCAGAGTGACACAGGCACGCACAACGCCCTGTGCGAGCGCCGTTTCCGGCGTAACCAGCACTCCAGCCTTGGTTGTCTTGCCCGCCATGCTGCTGATCCACTGGCTGAAATTGCCACCTTTTCGCCCACTGCCGAACATGAGTGGCAGGAACATTAGCTATCCCCCTGTTTTCGCTTGGCAAACTCAGCTGCGGCCACCGATCTGCTCATCAGAAACGACCAGAGCAAACCGAGCAGACCACCAATAATCCAACCCAGCGGCTGGGAGTAGAGACTGGCGCCATAGGCCAATGCCGCCGCGCCCAGCAGGCCGACGAGGAATATTGAAAGTTGGGTCAACATAGGACGTCCGAGGTTTCATAGATGGAGCGGGTATCTTCCCGGTCTGGCACCATGGCTCGGCCAATCGCCATCATCAGGGCTACTGCCCCATCGATTTTCTGATCGGCGCTCTCCTTGATGGGACGCACGACATCATCGTTTCCGGGTAGGTGCTTGCCGATAACGTTACCGATACACCAGGTCATCAGGCTATTACCGTCGTGATGGAAACGGCCAGCTTGGATAGCGGCCTCCAATTCACGCATCGGGTCAGACATGTTGGTGAAGTTCTGAGTGATGGTGATGGGGTTGAGGCCCTCATCCTCCAGGTCATGAGAAAGGGCGATTGCCCCCGACGGATCCAGCGGTGACTCCACCACCCGATTGACGCGAGCCGCATCCTTGGCTTCTTCGAAGATCTCCCGGTAGTCGATCTCGGCACCATCAGTGGTGCTGAGCTCTCCGAGATTTACCCACTTCTGATACCGCTCTGCCAGGCGCCGGTTGTCGTTATCAAAAACGGTATCTTCCGGCACCCAGAATTTGGGGCCAACTGAGTAGTAATGGCGCTTGCCTTCAATGTCTCGCCAGTACAGGCGCGCCATGGAGTTCATGTCCAGCTTACGCGCCAGGTCGAAAGCAAGGATGCACTCATCACCGGCGAACTGCTCTGTGGTAAGACTCCTGTCCTCACAGGCTGCCCAGCGCTGCATGTTGTAATACGCAGTCTTGGCTGACACCCAGATGTTGAGGTGCTTCGTTTTGAAGATGTTGGCAAAGCGGGCCGACTTGACCGCCTTGGCCTGCTGCGCCAGCAGGTATTCGGCGTAGACAGAGACACCCATGTTGGGGTTGGCCTTGGCCAGCACCTTGGGATCCGTCCAGTCGTCCCCCTCGTCGATGGTGTAGATGATGCCGAACAACTCATCATCCGGCACCGTGCCGGCCAACATCTCGATCACCTCCCGCCGCTTGTCGTAGCAGGGGCCGTCGATGTTGTAGCCGGCAGTGGTAATGCCCCACAGCAGTGGCTGACGGCGGGCCCCCATGCCGGTGAGCATTGTGGTGTAGAGGTCGTCGCTATCATGCTCGTGGTATTCGTCCACGATAGCGCAGGATGGCGACTGACCGTCACCCGGGTTGCCAATCAGCGGCTCAAAGCGAGCGCCGTCAGCAGGGATATTCAGGTTGCTGGCGTTGACCTCAACCCCGTAATTGTCGAGGAAGTCTTGGGTGCGCTTGGCCATCAGGCGGGCAGGTCGAAACACCTCCCACGCCTGTTTTTCTGTGGTGGCGCCGGAGTAAACCTCAGCGCCGAATTCGTTGTCTGCCGCGAAGCAGTAGAGGCCGACCGGCGCAGAGAGTGCCGACTTGCCGTTTTTACGCGGGATCTCATTGTAAACCTCGCGGAAGCGGCGCAGTCCGCTGCCCTTGCGAACCCAGCCAAACACGCAGCAGATGATGAACATCTGCCACGGCTCAAGGTTGAGAGTCTGGCGCTTGAAGGCCCACTCCCCTTTTGTATGGGGCATGAGCTGGACAAACTTGGCAGCCCGCTCTGCTTTGTCCTTGTCAAAGCGGAACCGGAACTTGGCCGACTTCTCTTTGGCGAGATCATCAAGGTGGCGCTGGCAGGCCTGTATGACGTAGCGGCAGGCAGGGATTTTGCCACGCACAACATCACGGGCGTAGCCATTGGCCACGTTGACATAGGGATAACTTTTGCGTGCTGCCATAGTCCATCCCTACAAAGCTGCGAACGGGTTTCCCCCTCCCTTTTTCTTGTTGCCGCCAATCAAGCGCGAACGACTGGAAGGGTCCAGCCCGAGCAGGGCCCCGTAGGTGGTCATCTGTTTCAGTGATTCATTGGCCACGGTACAAGCCGGGTTCTTGACCGGCCCACCTGTTGCCCCTTCAACCACCAGACCATGTTTGATGATCTCTCGCTCAGCACGACGCCAGCGAGAGTAGGCAGCGCAGAACGCCTCCAGGTTATGCAGGTCGGTGACGCAAAGCACATCTGCTCCACATAGTTCCTTGATCACCATGTCCCAGAGTGTTGGGGCCCACTCGTCCTCTGCCAGCCACTCTGGACAAGCCACCCCCAACAGAGGGGTGAAGGTAGGTTCTTTGTTGTTCAGTGCCCGCTTGCCGGGGTTGCCAGCCAACCGCTTGAGACCAGTCGGCTTGGGCTTTCGTCCTC